GGAGCTGAATCCATTGGGTCAGAAGTGGACCTAAAATGTATTGTATCAAGTTTAGATGAATTCGGCCCAACCTTGGCCCCAAGGGTATCGAAGAAGCGAATATCAATCTTGTTTATGCGCTTGATCTTGCCTTGTGCTGATCCATTCGCAGAGCCTGCTTCTATCCTCATGGTCTCGACATCTGACACATAACCAAGCCCTGCATTAATTTTGTTCGCCGCTATCTCCAGGGTAATAGACCCGTTAACAACAGTCTGATTAGGAACTACCGCGCCATCTGCAAGGATCTGAACTGACTCGCCTTCAAGATGATCTAACCCACCTACAACCGTTGTAGGCCCATTGCTAAACAAAGCTCCACCATCAACAAAGAAGTCATCGCCATCTACAGGATTAACCGTTGACCTACCCTCTGTTATAACTTCTATTTGCCTGACTTCTGCGCCATTTATAAACCTTTTTACCGACAGCCATACTTGGTCCCTTCCTTCTTTTGGTATTACTCCAACGCTTTCAACCTTTGCCGCCGTTCCTAATGCATCAGATACACCTCCAACAGTGTGGCGATGCCATCCAACAACCTCTTGATCACGCTCAAAAGTCATGCCTAATAGCGTGCCATCCTTGCCCACGCACCACACAATCGAATCAGGCTCCTTCTGGTAGTCCATCTCTACAATGCCATTCTCTGTTATATGTTCAGCCAACAGGGTTAAATCAGGGGCTATATAGGTGTCCGACTCAAACTGATAGATGAACTGCCTGATCTTTTTACTCGAGCGCTGAGGAAATAGAACCACACCATTAGACCGAACCGGCATGATATAGGCGCTACCATATTCGGACTGCCTAACAATCTTCACGTTACTTGGCGTTATAGCCTCATCCCGTGTAGAGGCAGACATAAGGAATTCGCCGCCTACCGTCCCAATAGTTAAGGATTTGCCAGGAGACAGCCACCTGATAGCGTTCACCTGATCCGATGCAATGGTGTAAGTGATAGCATCCGATGCTATAGCGCCGGGCGTGAAGTCGTTATAGATGCCTGACTGACTGCCCCATACAGTCTGAGGCTGCAAAGTGGTAGCGGCGTATATCAAACGATCCTCAAAGAATGCGATTGAGGAAGGGAAGCCTGTAGTGTCAGAGAATGCCCCTAGCCGCCAGGTTGTTTGGCCAGTTGTCGATACGAAATCATCATCTACTTCAGCATCTACAATGGTCGTACTCGTGAAGCCGGTTATCGTCGCATAACCAAAATCTGCGCCCTGATCAATCCTTACTGTTCTTCCAACATCAGTTGAAACAAAGGTGGCCGTTGAAGCCGTGATTGTAATCGTTCCGGTTGTCCCGCTGGGAGTCATCGTCGTGGGCGTGATATTCTCATCCTGATAAGGGCCGTTTACAAACTCTTCATCTGCCAAAGAGAAAGAGTCCACCGCCGTACGAGAGAGCTTTGCAGGCTCATGATTAGGGTGAACGATATAAAGAACGTCAGCAGACTGCACAAACTGAATCTCGAATAGTTCAGACTCAAGATAAGTAGTCGTGACCTCAATAATGTTAGCTTCCCCTGAAAAGCCTGTATCGAAACCTGTATTGAATCCCCCTCCGCCAATCTGGAAATCATCACGGAAAAAGTGAATATAGTTCTCGCCAAACTCAAGGATATAAGCCTGCTCTACTGAGAACTGGAAAGGAATTAATCTAACCTTTTTATCAGCGAACTTTGTCGATCCGATAAACTTGGTTCCACCACGGCGAGTAGTTCCGCCATGAGGGTGAATGATCATATTCTTGAGAGTGCGGACGCCGTTGAAGTATTTGGATATATCAACGCGACCTTCAAGACGAGGGGATAGCTCCCCGGCTGTAAAGTTTGTCTGGATGAATGCAGCTTTAGGCATGGTTTACAGCCTTGTGTTAAGCCAGGTATCAGCTTCTATTGAACGTGGAGTGCCTTCTTGCCCGTCCATAGACCGAGCTTGTTTAACCTTGTCCTTGGAGCGCTGGAACATAAACTGAGATAGTGCGTTGTTGTCGGACAGGTTGAATGCCAGATCAGCAGCTATGCGATCAGACAAAGCATCTGTGAACAAGGTATCAAACTGAGTTGTGTCAGTTATCCTGGATATATATTCTATCTTCACCACGCTGTTATTGCTTAAGATTCGGTTGCCTTCAATGCGGTTAGCAATCAGATCATCATCAGTCTTTAAGACTCGGATGCAATCAGAAGGCAATTGATGCTGAAAGTCGAACTCAAAGATAGGGGCGTCAGCAAGCAAAGCCAACTCAACACGCTTCACGGCAAAGTTCCAAGGGTGTTCCCTTAGCACTGAGTCTCGCGTATCGGCGTAGATGAGGTTACATGCTCTTGCAGGCTTGGAATCTTCGGTGAGAGCGAGAATGGTCCCTTCGCCAACTCTGAGAAGGGCTGTATTGCAGATAGATACTTCTGACATGATATCCTCCTAAAATGGGGGCACCTAAGTACCCCCTTGCGTTTTACCGCATTTGCCGGGAAGGGCCGACAACCTTTAGTCTACAACGTAAACGAAGTAGCCTTGTGCAGTGTCACCAATGTTCAGGCCGGCAGCTACAGCTTGAAGCTCTAGCGTCACGCCGCTCAGACTATTGAAGACCATAGTTTTACCAGTGCCAGCAGCAATGGCGCTACCAGGCGTGATGATACCAGCGGTCTCAACATCAACCGCCGCATCCAGCCCGTTGGGGTCAGCCACTACAGCATCCCCGTCATTGTCGGTATAAGCCTGCCAGCCGACATTCATGTCAACCGTGGCAACAGTCCAGTTGTGCTCAATTCGAGACGACTGGAACATGACACGGACCTTACCCGCTGGAAGCTTAACAGCCTCTACCGTAGAGTTAGCATCTCCTGCTGCTACCTGAGTGTGTGAGAAAAATGCAATCCGCATCCGCCCATGGAGAGATGTGGTATCTTCCAAGACGGTGGGCTTTGCTTCTACGTTTGTGATCTGATCACTTTTTTCATTTGTGACTGCCATGAGTCAAGCCTCCTTATACTTCGACACAAGCGATTTCGACAACTTTGTCTTCTTCCATACGGGTAGCACCAAAGTCTTCACTTCGGAACACCTGCACAGAGTAGGACTTGTCAGCTCGCTCAGTGATGCGGGTGATGTTATTGGATCCTTGGGCAAGCAACAGGCCATCTTCAGCCCAAGCAATGATCTGTCGATCACTGTTGCCGTCCAAGGTCAAGCGCTCAGACCGAACGAAGGTGAAGCCCATGAACTCATCTACCTTGCCTTCAACCAAAGCCTTGACAGTGTTGAAGTCAGAGCTGGTTACTTCTGTGGTAGCAAGCAGGTTGGTGAGCTGTTGAGCAGAGAAAGCCAGATAGCGGCGGATATCAGGATCGACATCGTTAGCGTTCAGGATCTCAGAAGCAGAGCGGAGCTTAGCAATGGTCAATCCAGTTGCAGATGCTGCGACCTTCTGCGAAGCAGGCAGAGCCACCAATGTGGTGCCCGATTTGCCGGTCTTAGCAGAGCCTAGGGCCTCCTCAATCATGATGTCATCGCGTGAACGATTCATCGCCATCATTGCTGATTGTGCGTAAGAGCTAGTGGGATCGATCAGCATGCGGACTTTATCCGCCTGGTCGATCAGATCAGCCCACTCGAAGGTACGAAGAGTTACAGCCCGGCGAGAATGCGGAGTGTCGATCCGAGGGGTATCAGAGTGACGAGAGGTGCGCTCTTGTGCAGCGGTTGCCCCAATCTGCTCATAGAACCCTGTTTCTCCGGTCTGAGACTCCATTCGGGTTTTGCCCCCGAACCGGGCATCTTTTTGCTGTGAAAGCAGATCGATGTTTGCACCGAACTGATTCACAAATGCTGTTGTGATTTCAAAAGACATAATATGCCCCCAAAGTTAAGATAAACAAAAGTCGTTTTTGTCTAGCTTTGGGGTTGTCGTTGCCGGTCCCGTCACTAGAAAGTGTTTTACGGTTCCGGCCCCATGATGGGGTTGTCGGGGGATAAAGCGATGGGACTCGCCGGAATCAAACCGGCCAGCATCATGCATAATGCTAAAGAGTCACATGAGTCCCATAAGTTAGCAATTAAAACTACATTACTAACTGCTTGTTACATTATAACAGAAACTTCTTATTAACCAAACTGCTGCTTAAATGACTCCTCCACTTGCCGTAGAATCATCTTGTGCTCTGGATGGCGGTTATCAACATAAGCCGGGTGAGACATCAGAGAGCTGCGTTTCTCCTCCATCTGCTGAGGTGACATAACTTGCTCGCCTCCTACTCCTTCAAGCTTGCCCCCTTCCATCATCGACTTACCGATATTATGGAACAGCTTAGCCATCACAGGATGATCACCAACCTTCACGCCGTCAATCATAGCGCTGTTCACAAACTCCTTGTCTGACTCGCTCAGGAACTCAGCAGCAGCACGCAGAGCAATACCGCTGTTCTGCTCGAATGCTTGCCCCCACTCCTGTTTCAGAGCATTTTGTGCTTCATTGAAGATAGATTCCTGGCTATTCTTTGCAGCCTCCCCACTAGCAGCAGACTGTTCAAACTCCCAAGCGGCCAATCCTTCAACCTGTTTAGCGCTCAAGCCCAGCTGGTGAGCTTTGTCGAAGAAGGCCTGTTGCTTCTCTGCGTTAATCTCCACGCCTTCCGGTGCTGCTACCTGATAGCCTGTAGCCTCATCAGGACGACCAAGGCGACCATAGACCGTCCCCCAATCTTCGTCTGTCTGAGGCATAGGAATCTTGTCTTGGCCGATCATGCGCTGAGCATTGAGCCAGGACTTAGCCATGCTTTCAACAGAATCGAACTTGGTGATATTCTGATCTTCCCTCATCTCAGTAGGCAGGCCATCAAACCACTTTGCATCTGATGGCACTACAGGAGCAACAACAGGCTCAACAACGCCACCCCCTGCTTCGCCAGGCTCTTCATCCATCAATCGATCATTCAGATATTTAACAAACATTATTCACCCCCTCCGGTGAAGTTAACAAAATCGTTTTCTTTCCAATTGAGCTTCTGCAAGATAGTCAAAGCCACATCACGCCTAGCCTCTCTGATGATGATCGAATTGGTATCAATCGACCCCTTCAGCGGCTCAAGAACATGACAGTAGGAAAGGATATCTTTCAATACCCTTTGCCCGCCTGGACCATCAAACGCTTGGCTGTAATCAATCCTTAACTGTTTTGCGTCGCCCTTACTCATCGGCCTTGTCCGCTTTCTTTGTATACTTCCGCTTTGGTTTCTCCTCTTCTGATGGCTTGAGTGGATCAAGCTCGATTGTGGGAGCCTTGTATTCCTTTAGCCGCTCGTCACACTTCAGACTCATACAACGCACAATTACGTCTTTGTGATACTGGAGCATGACACCGCATGAACCACAGCGTAACTCTGTGTGGATAATAGCTTTCATTTACACCCCCTCCGGTGCTTGTGCTGCATTGATTGCTTGCCCTGCTTCACCAGCCTGTTTCAGACCTTCGATAGTCTGAGATAGCTGCTGAATCTGTGCTCTTTGCTGTCTGATTGTATCGCGTTCTTTCTCATCTGTGAATTTATTGGGTGAGAAGCCAAACATCTCGAACGTGTCTCGAAGCGTTTTATCTCCATCGATGTTATCCAGCAGCAATTCAGGCTGTAGATTAAGCATAGGACTCATCACTTCCACCGCTCTGAGGAACCCATTAGCCTCCTGTTGCCGTTGCGCCTGGTTAACCTGGGAAGTGTACTCAAACTCAAAGCTCTCTGGCAGAGAGGCAGGTGGAGCGCCGAACTTGCCTTGACGGAATAGCAGGCCAAACACCCGATCCAATACAGGACCAAGGAACTCAGTCTGCACACGCCCCAAGATTGGACCCATCAGCCTTAACTTCTCTTCAGTGCGCTGCAATACCTCAGTAGCCGTCATCTGAGGGCCACCAGCAAACTGAAGCTGATCAACGAAGAAGATTGACCGGATTCTATTGGCTAAAAACTCGACCATATCCAAGCCGATGCCGGGGTTAGTAGACGGAAACTGCCCTATTGCCTCATTCACCGACCCATCAAATACATTCACACCGCCCGGCACAGTACGAACAGGGTTAATAAAGCCATCGCTGGGCAGGATTAGAGGTGGATCAACCGCCTTCTGTGCTGCCTTGATAGTGGTCTTCATTACCTCGTTGAGCATCTTCACATCAGGTAATGCAGTCATAGCAGGAGAGCGCCCGTAAACCTCCATAGGCGACTTGTAGAAGCGTCCTACAGGCAATGGGAACTCATGGTATCCGCTCTCTTCTAGAATATGCCCGTCAACCTGGAGGATATACACATCTTCAAAAGGCAGGTTCTGATTATCTTTCTTCTCTTTGTCCCGATCTTTACGTGGCTGGATTGCATGAATGATGAAGAACTTCGCATCAAGCTTCTTCTCTTTCATGTGCTTGAGTACCGACTTCCCTGACTTGTCGCCCCAGCGCTGAAAGATCCTATGTATCGGCCATTCAAATCGGCGGTAAACAGTATCGATCTGACCCGTTGGCCCTTCAGTTACTGAGATTTCAGAGAGCGCACGTGATTGAAACAGAAGACCATTGTTCTCTTCGCCTTCGGTAATAAATAAGCCAGCAGTGCCGAAAGCACCGAACTCAAGAAAATATTCATATGCTGCCGTATAGAATCCGCTAGTAGGTGAATTGATTTCGTTTAGCATTACATCAGCTGCGTTATGCAGCCATTCTTTAGACTCTTCATCCATGCCGTCAGTGTTAGGCCTAAACCAAGTCGTCGCCGGGTTGATGTTCAGACCCACCATGCCAGATGCCAATAACTCATTAGCCTGGATAGCTGTTGAGTCAAACACCTTTGTCATCCGCTTCTCGCCGGGTGAGCGCTTGGTATCGAAGTCATCACGCCTCGGATAGACTAACTCTGCTATCTCACGCCAATGACTATCCCATGTCCCACGCAGAGACTTAAGCATGTTATAACGCTGGATGATCTGCTCTGCATTAGCCGCCATGTTATTGCCCTAATAGTGATTTGCGTTGCTTCTCTTCTGCTATCGTCCTGCCTGCTAGTAAAGTCCCAGCACGCCCCCCAGTCGCCACCTGTCTTGCTCTCTCTAGTTCTTTTGAAGCTGCTGTAGGAGCGGCAGCCGCAGAGACAGCCGCACCGGGAGCACCTTCAATAGTCGTTCTTCCTCCTGCACCTCCTGTTCCGCCTAGCGCTAGGCCCGCCTCTGTTGCAGTGCCTCCTGCCCTGATGTCTTTCTCAATTGCAGCTCCGGCAGCTCCTAGTACAGTACTGCCAAACGGAACAGGGGATATGGCACCTAGAAAGCTGCCTACCGTTTTCCCTATCCTTGCGCCTTCGTCGCCTAAGATGAAATCTCTTATTCTGTCTTGAAAGCTTTTGCTGCCGCGCCCTCCGCTTGGTGATCCTCCTGGCCCTTGGCTTCCTCCTCCTAGAGAACCGACACCACTCCGACCACCGACGCTTGTGCTTCGGCCTGCTGTTCCTGGCCCTGCTG